AAGACGGAAGAGAACGAATACAAAAACAAGAAAGGAGTGAAGAAGAATGAAAAAAGGAGATAGTTGTACTTTTATGAGAAAAGGAATACCTATGGCTAATAAAGAGCCTATGCAAACAAAAGACAGACACGATGCACATAAAGCCAGTCACCCTAATGATGATGGTGTGCCCAAAAATAAAGGCATTACATGGGGTAAAGCAGGAAAAGCATCAAAAAAGTTGGATGAATTTTATAAAACACATATCTATACTTATATTGATAAAGACATGAATCGTGCTTGGATTAGAATTGCAGGAAATAAGGAGGAAGAAGAATGATGTTGAAGGGTTGTGGAGAATGGATTCTGATTGAAACCGAACACACAAGCAGAAGTGGTATTGTTATTAAATCAGATAATAAAGGCAAGTGTTTGAGTACAAGTGACGAATACAAATATCTAATTGGAAAAATAGTTTATTTTGACAACACAGGAACAAAGTATCAAACCATTGGGAATTTGACTGTAGTTCCTTTTAGTAGAATTTACGGATATGAGGTGTAGTAGATGTGTGGAGCAATAGCAATCGAATGCGAAACTAAAGAATGTAATAACCTTGTAAGGTATGACACTATTTGTGATAAATGTATTAATAACATTCTTTATCCAACGGGGGTTTAAGTATGACATTTGAGAAAAATTGGAATAAGATAGCAAAGAAAGTTTATACTAATGCCGTTAATCACGGATTTTGGAAAGAAACGCCGAATGATGGTGAAAGAATAGCATTAATTCATGCAGAAGTTAGCGAAGCACTTGAAGCACTTAGAGATGGAAACCCTTCATCTAATAAGATTATAGAGTTTTCTTCTCTTGAAGAAGAATTGGCAGATGTAATAATAAGAATTATGGATTATTCTTTCGGTAAAGATTTAGATATTGCAGGAGCAATTCTTGCTAAAATTGAATATAATCAAAATAGAGAATATATGCATGGTAAAAGTTTTTGAGGTGAAAATATGACAGATAAACATAATAAAGACGCAGAATACTTGATTGAACTAATTAAGTTATTCTATAAGGAAATGAACGATGGCCCACCATTGAGGGCAAGAGAAATAATGGAAAGATATGAAAGGTTCTTTAGGGGGCAATTGAAATGATTATACATGGAAAAGAAGTAAAAGAAAAACTACTACAAGGAATCAATTTAGTAGCAGATACAGTATTACCGACTCTTGGCCCACAAGCCAAAACAGTAATTCTTCAAGGGAATCCACCAGTTATTATTAACGATGGTGTTACCATTACTAAGTATGTATCTCATGACGACCCGTATGTTCAAATGGGCGTTCAAATGGTACAAAACTTAGCGAGTAAAGCACAAGATAATTCCGGTGATGGAACAACAACTGCGTGTATTATAGCAAGAGCATTGTGTGAAAAAATTAACGGAGCAGATGTTTCTAACTTACATACCCTTCGTAAAGAAATTGAAGAGGCTCAAAACATTATTATTGAAAGTCTTGAGATGTCATCTACTGATATTGGAGATGCAGATATTATTTCAGTCGCTACAATTGCTGCAAATAACGATAGTGTTTTGGGTGCTTTGATTGATACAGCATTGAAAGAAGTTGGTAGGGATGGAATCATTACTGTTGAAGAATCAAACAGTCACAAAACTAGCATGGTTGTTCGTAAAGGATTAGAAGTTGACGAAGGTTATTTGAGTCATTTAATGGCAAACGGTGATGATGGCAAAACAACATTCAATAATCCTTTGATTTTTACATCTAACTTAGCACTTAAGAATTTCTCCGAGATATTGCCGATGCTAGAAATGGCTGTGGTTGAAAAAAGACCATTGGTTTTATTTGTAAAAGGTATGGATGGAACAGCATTGAATAACATTATCATGAATATTCTACAAAATACAATTGAAGTTGCAGTTGTAACTGCTCCTAATTTTGGTGATGCTCAACTAGATGAACTTGGAGATATTGTTTCTATTGTTGGTGGTAGATTATATACTGATGAAAGTAAAGATGACCCAGAAATAATAACGCTTGCCGAACTAGGTAGTTGTGAAAAAATTATTATTACAAAAGAATCAACGACGATTATTGGTGGTAATTCTGCGGAAGATAGAATAAACACACTCAAATCAGTTTTTGAAACAATTGATGATGACTTTGATAAAAAGCGTTTAAAGAAGCGTATCTCTCGTTTGAGTGGAGGTATTGCTACAATTCAAATTGGTGCATCTTCATCTCTTGAAATGCGTGAAAAGAAAGAACGATTGGATGATGCTTTAAATGCAACAAAAGCAGCATTGGCTGAAGGTATCATTACAGGTGGTGGCCTTGGTTTGTTAAATGCAAGAAACAACTTAGCAATTGAAAAGACCGGACATAAAATTGTTTATGATGCACTATCTGAACCAGTAATCGCTTTAATGAGAAATGGTGGATTGACTGATGTAGCACCGTTTCAAAATGGTAATCGTAATTATGGTTATAATGCTCTTACTGAAAAATATGAGGATTTATTTGAAGCAGGAGTTATTGACCCAGTAAAGGTAACAAAGAGTAGTTTTAATGCGGCAATCTCAATTGCTTCATTGTTCCTAACTACTGAAGTTGCTGTGTTATTGGAGGAATGAATATGAAAAAGAGAGCAGTTACAGTAACATTACCTGCGCCTCATAATGCTGAAATACCTTGTCCTATTTGTGAAGGAAACAAATGTAAAGTGTGTGGGAAAAAAGGTAAATTATCTATAAAGGTAGCACCTAAGATACCTATTCAAAGAGCGCACATAATTAAATATGTTGTTGATAATATCCACGAAGTAGCAAGTGAAATTACTAAAATTTATGGACTAGTGCCTGAAATGCACACAATTGAAGTCATTAATGTAAATGAAGGGCAATATGAAATTGTTCAAGTTTCTTCTCTAGGTGGTGCTTGTTGGGTTGTAAATAGACTAGATGAACTAGATACCCCTAAATATTACACATCTAGAAAAGAACTGGATAAGTTTAAACAGGGGTGGTTTAATGAGTGATGAATTTGAAACACAAGGAACAATTGCTAGAAACTCAACAGATGAGATTCTAATTAAAACAGGGGAGTATTACAATATCAAAGTCTTGGATATTCGTTGGCACTCGAACAACAAGCCAACAAGAAAAGGTATTCGGTTGAATATGGAAGAAGCAAAAAAACTATTAAATGTATTAAAGAGGGTTATGGATGAGTGAAGAAACTATATTTCAAGAAAGAAGATTGTCTCAATTACAAGCAAGAAAGGCTTTAAGAAAGGCAAATAACAAAAGACAGTACAATAGTAATGCTGTTGGTAGGTTTAGAACAAAATCAAGTCAAATAATTGACTTATTTGCTTTATTTGTTGAAGAACAAATGATTAAAGCCCCCAATACTGGACACGGTTGTAGAGTTACAGAACACCACATAGAAACAGCAAACCATAAATTACAACAAGTAATTATTGAATACATGGAAAAAGAAAGGAAACTAATGAGCGATGTAAAATTAGCATTGGAGGAAGAAGAATGAATTATAAAGATTACTGGAAAACAGATAAAGAATTAAACAAGTGGGCAAAGGCAATGCGAAAGAAACTAGATGGTAGATACTTGGATTTATTTAATGAACAAATGCCTACAATGTCCAAAGCGAATAATTTTATTCGGGGTTCTTTTGTTGTATTCTGGGAAATTAAAACAGACGATAGTTTAGCAGAACACGCTACATATATTACACAAGCAACTTTGCTAACTCTAGCAGATAATTTTATTACATTTAATAAAATGCAAGAAGCAAATGCGGCTCATCAAATGATGATTAACTTCACTAGACTACTTGCACATTTACAAGAAGAAAATGAGGGATTAGATGAAGCATAAGGACTGGGTATATATCTCACAATTAATGTGGGCATATGCAGAAAACAACGAAAGGCTGAATCAGCGTATCAGTAGGCTGTTAAAAGAACTGGTAAAAACAATAAATGAAAATAAAGGAGGAATTATAGATGACTATGATAAAGATGACAAGATTAATGGAAGCAACACAGGATTTGAACCCAACACAACAAGTAACACTGATTTCGAGGGAACTGGAGAATTTTGAAGAAAAAGAAACTTTCTTTGCTATTCTAGCACAAGAGTACCCATCAAACAATATTGGATTAGCAAAGGCTAAGAAATGGCTTACTAAAATGTATAACTGTTTTGATGATGAAATTGAACAAGAGTATAATGTGCATGATGATTTAGGAGATGCTGTTTATTTCTTAGATACATCTGCTAAAACACAAACTGAACATAGCCTATCTACATTTCTTAGAATACTTTCCTTAGATTGTGGTGGCGTAGATTCAAATGCTTATAGGTCAATAGATGCTTTTTTGACTGACCTTTCTGCTTTAGAAGCAAAATGGTTTGTTCGATTTTGGTTGAAGACAACTCGTAATGGTTTGCGTGATGGTGTGGTTAAAAAGATTATAGCCAAACATTATAATAAGAAAATTTCAGTGGTCAAGAAGCATTGTAATTTCAATTCTATCAAAGATGTAGTATCTTACTATGAGCGTAATGAAGTACCGCCATGTAATTTAACACACGGAAAGTTTATTTCACCAATGCTTGCTAAAGAAATACCTATGAAAAATTGGCCTAGTAATGCTATTGTTGATTATAAGTATGACGGTAATCGTTATCAAATACACAAGGATAAAGATAGCGTTATTATTTTTAATAGAAAGGGTAAAATTGTAACGCCTCAATTTTCGGATGTCGCAGAACTTGTTAGAAACTATGAGGTTGTAAAGGCTATATTCGATGGTGAAATTTATCCGATAAAGCAAGACGGAACGCCCGATGAGCATAAGAAAATGGGTACTAGAGTACACTCTAAAGACCATGCCGATGCTATGGAAAGAGTGCCGGTTCGGTGGGTAATTTTTGATTGTTTAAAGTGGGAGGAACAGACTATTATGGATTTAACATATTTACAAAGACTTGATACTTTCAAGAATAATCCCGACCAAGCACATAGAATGAGTAAGGGTGGCGACATTCTTGCATTTTATAATAATGCAATAAATGATGGTTTTGAAGGCATAATTGTAAAAGACCCTTCATTACCTTATCAAGCAGGAAAGCGTAGTGTTGGTTGGGCTAAATACAAACCCCCACAAATCGAATTAGATGTAGTTATTCTTGCGGCTTCTTATGGTGAAGGTCGTAGGTCAAATGTATTCGGTACATTTGAAATAGGCGTTAAATCGGATAATGGATTTGTTAATGTTGGTTCTGTAGGTACTGGCTTTTCAGATGATGATTTGATTTCACTTACTAATAAATTAAGAACAATTGTTGAAGAATATAAAGATGGCCGGTATGTATTTTTGCCAAGAGTCGTTTTAGAAGTAAAGGCTGACTTAGTAAGTCAAGATGCAAAAGGAAATTTAGGTCTGCGTTTCCCTAGAAAAACACGAATTAGAAATGATAAGTTCGTAGCAGACATTAACACTATTGAAGATGTGGAGAGATTAAAATGATAGAAGTAGGAGCATTAACAGTTATAGATTTTAAAACATATACTGTCTTAAAAATTGATGAAGAGGGAATGGCACATCTAAAAGATGTTACTACTGCCCAAGGAAGACCAATGAAAATGAGAGCAACACTTGTTCCTTATTTTGAAAATGGAGAATTTATTACTCCCGAACCGGAACCACTTGAAAAGCATAAGATTAAAACCAAACTTAGCATAAGAAAAATAGCAAAAGAAGAAATCGAAATGCCATTGAGTAATTCGGCAGTTAGGTTAATAGCAGAATGGGCAGATACAGCAATAAGAAATATTGCCATAAATGCACAGAAAAATGCAATTGCAAGAGGTAGTAATTCTATTACTGCGGCACATATTTTTTGGATGGAAACGAATATGCAAGTAGAAGGTTATTGGCCGACACATTTAGATTATGTTAAAAAGGAGGATTAGATATGTTTAGTAAGGATATGTTAATTGGAATCATTCTTGGCCTATCAAAAACAGATATTCATTTGGATAGAAACGATAAAGCACAAATAGGATATAGAGTTAGATTAAGAGTTAATTTGAGAGCAAACAGTACTTTTCTTAAAGCAGTTCAAAGAAGTCTCGAACAACATCAAATTGGAACAACATATAGAGATGTCGAACATAGTAGTAGGCAGAAACCAATTCTTAGAATTGGTGGCATAAAAAACCTATATAAACTATGCGAACTAATTCCTAGTAATTTACCAGATTCAAAGGATGAATGGATTGTTTTAAGAGAAGCAGTAGATATAGTTGCTAATGATAGGCATTTACAATTAGAGGGAATAGAAAGACTTTTTGAACTAAAAGGTGTTTGATATGGGATTTACAAATATGGAAATAAAAAGGCCCTTTCTTTTGACAGGAAAGACCGGAACAGGAAAAACAACTAAGGCTAAGGAATTGCTACCTAACGCTCCTATTTATTATGCTAATGAAATGGCAATAAAAGATTTGGGTTCTTTATCAAAGGATAATGGCATTATAATAGAAGACATACATCTTAACCCAAAGAAAGATGAAATACTTAGCGTTCTTAGAAAATACAAAGGGCAAATTATTATTACATCAATAAATGAAAAAAGCGTACCTAAAGACATAAAGGCGATGTGCCAAATTAAAAGAGCAGGTTCCTTTAAATATTTGTTGGAGGAAATTAAAGAATTAGCACCCCATTCAATTGAGCCACTATCTCTTGAGCAAGACACATACTCTTTAGTTTCTTTATATCTAAAAGAAACAGATAGAGACTTAGTAGCAAAAATATTAAAACACAACAAACCATCTGATACTCAAATGGTTTCTTGGCTTGTAGAAAATATACATCCAAATAAATTATTATTTGTAGATGGCGTAGTTAAAAGAAAGTGGCCTCAAGACTATTTTTATGAAATGCTTGCGTATAACCATGCCGGAAAACATTTAGGACAAGTTAAAATGCCTAAGCGTGGAAAATATTCACAAAAGCCAAAGTTAATAAAAAGAGTTGGAATTAAAACAGGAGAAGAAAGATTACTTCATCAATTTAAAAAAGATGAAGAGTTTGTTGAGTATGCAAAATCTAAGTTAAATAACGGAGATTGTCGAATACTTGGACTTGGAGAGAAAAGAAGAAGAAGAAAGACTGACCCAGTAAAGGTTCAGCAAAAAACATTAGGTGATTACTTATGAGTAGAAATAAAAATAATAAAGAAAGAATAAAGAAAATTTTGAGGGATGGCCCCCATACAACAGGGGAAATTCTTCATAGATTAAAAACAGATGAAACGACTAGAGGCACACAAAAGATAATTAAAGGTGGAAAGATAGTAGGCTATAAGAAAATAAAAAGAAGTAACCGAAGGATTGATACCCCTACAATGAATCAACTAAATAATATAATGAGAAGTGTTGCCAAGAAAGATGGGTATTGTCTATCAACTAGGCAAGTAATTTGGGTTTCTAAAGAAAGCGAAGTGGTAGTATGAACGACGAATATATAAAAATTAGAAGGATTTCATTAGGGTTATTCTTTTTAGCAAACATGTGGATAACAGTTGCTTATATAGCAATCTTTAATGATTTATCCTATGTTGATTGTTATACATCATCGTATTCCGGTGATGTTTATTGTAATAATCGCTTCTACGATGGAGAAGTGGCAATAATATTACCTATTATTTACAGTTTTACATTTCCGTTAATTTATTTTGTGTTCTATTTCCCATTGAAGTTTATTCAAGATTACACTATTCTATTAAAGAACAGCAAAGAACAAGAGATTCGGTATTTACCTATGCCGAATCTACAGATTGAAAAGGTAAGTGAAACCACACAAGAAACTCCAAACATTGTAATCAAGAATATAAATGTAAAGGATGGAGTAATTACGGAGGAATAAATATGTTATGGACAGAAAAATATAGACCAAATAAAATAGGAGATATAGTAGGGCAAGAGCATTTTGTTATGGATGCTTCTACATGGATTGAAGAAGGTAATATGCCAAATGTATTGCTATTTGGAAATGCAGGTACAGGTAAAACTGCGGCAGGTGTTTCTTTAGCAAAGAATATATTAGGTGATAGTTTTAATGATAACTTTGTAGAAATAAATGCTTCGGATGATAGGCGACTTGAAGTAGTTAGAACTACTATTAAGAATATTGCTCAAAGCGGAACCATAGGTGATGTTCCGTTTAGAATCATATTGCTTGATGAAATGGGCGGGATGACTAATGATGCACAATCGGCTCTAAAAAGAATCATTGAGAGATATGCTAATAATGTTCGTTTTATTATTACTTGTAATGATAGAAGTAGAATTATTCATCCACTTCAAAGTAGGTGTGCTAATTATCATTTTAAGCCGCTTACTAATGAGGTCATTTTAGAAGTAATCAAATCAATACTTCAAAAAGAGCAAGTAAATGTATTTGCAGAAGATGAATTAGCAACATTGATATATGAGGTGGATGGTGACTTGCGTAGGGCGATTACCGAGATACAGGCGGCTAAGTCTTCCGGTTTCTCATTATCGAAACAAATAGAATCATCTCATAAAGAATACAATGAAATACTAATAGAAATTTTGAATAAAAATCCAAATAAGGCATTGACAGACCTTCATAAATTAGTTTATGAAGGTAGAAGCGTAAAGCAAATCTGTTTAGGTTTGCATAATGCTGTTATTGCTTCAAATGGCTTGGATAACACGACCAAGTATAAACTGTTAAGAACAGTAGGGGAAAGCGAATATCGTTCAACAACCATGACCCCTAAAGTGTTAATATCATGGATGGTTGGACAATTAATATGAAAAAGGAAGTGAAAATATGGTAAGCGAAATTATGCAAACTGAATTGGAAAGAAGCGCACAATACCTGAATATGACGGTAGAGGAAGCAACAGAAAAATATAAGGCAATTTGTTCGGAGAACAACATTGAAGCCAACGATGAATTAGGAGTTGGTCTTTGGCGAAACTTTGCGGCACAAGTAAAGCGTCGAGAAAAGCAAGGAGAAACAGCAAATACTGGTAGTAATTCTCTAACAAAACAATGTTTCGGTTTCTTTGTAGCCTTAGAAGCACCAAGAGATATGATGTCTTGGAATCGAAATAAAGCAAAAGAAGAATACAACCGTGATTCGGATAATGCTTTGAATGAAGGCCATGTAGCAATTGCTACACAAAATGCTTTGGGCAAGTGGATGATTAGCCGTTATCATAATGGTGAATATCAAGAAAGAATGGTTTCTAATTTGCCCGAAGGTGCAGAAGAAATGCCCGATGGTGTAATGGTTATTCCTTTGGATAATACTAAAACATACATGAATGGTGGAGAAAACAGAAACTATGGAAAGCCTTTGCCTTTGGAGCAAATGCGAAGAAGCGGTGTTTTCTACGGTAGTGTTGATGGGGCAGATATGAAATCCTATCAGTTCTCTTACAAGAATCAAGGCGGAGTAGAATTTACTCCCGATTGTTTTGACTTTGTACATTTTGTTGCAATTCCTTCCGAAGATGGAAATAACATCTATGGAATGACAATGACAACAAAACAAAGTCTTATTCGTAATGCTGACTTAGACCCAGAAAATTCTGATTATAGAGATATGGGTGATGTTGATTGGCTTAGTATTCTAAATGAAAACTTTGAGAGTCATATGGTAGAATTGGTAGAAATTGATAGAGCGCATATTACTCGACAAACTCTTCCTGCAAAGGATAGATTTGTTGTTACAAGCGGTACTGTTTGTAATATGAATATGATGCCAACATCTAATGGAAATCGCATTCTTAACATTACTGACCTAAATGCCGAGTTTGATTATGATAACGAGTCTAACATGACAACATGCTGGATTCCCGAACATATCAGCATTGACTTTGGAATAGGTTCAACAATTGTTGTTATTGGTCGAACTTCTCAACGATTGATTGATGGAGTTGCAGACCCAGTTACTATCAATGTTTCATCAGTGTTAGTTACAGATAAAAGGGGTTCTCCTGTTGAAGTAGATGCTCCGGTAGAAGAATCATACGATTGGTTCTAATATTAAATTAAAGTTCGTGTGTAGTCTTACTCCAATGAATGTAGGCCAATTGGGTGCAAAGCCCATCCTTAAAGGAGGAAAAATAAATGAATGATATTATAGAAGAAAGATTCATTCTTAAGGGAGAAAGTTATATTGCTGACTTAGAGAAAGTAGATTTTCTCACTTGGAATGAAAATGATAAAATAGCAGAAACTTACTTTTTGAAGTTTCATATGGGACAAAAAGAAGTAAGGTTTATCTGCTCAAGTAAAAAAGAATTACTAGGCATTATTAAAGCATGGTGTTCTGCTAACGGTAAAAATATAGATATAAATGAAGATAACATAGGTGATTGGCTTGCTAGGGACTAAGAAAGAAAAAGTAAATTTTAAGGAATTGATGGCTCAAAAAAGAGCAAATAGGAAAGCACGAAAAGTTTTAGGTATTTGGGGAGAACCCAAGACCGGAAAAACAGGAATTGCGTTAGATTTTCCCGATAAGAATATTTATGTTCTTGATTGGGATAGAGGTGTTGAATCAACATGGTTTGAACATCACGATGCAACCGACCGAATTAATGTGTATTGTCCTATTGTAATGCGAAAGGATAACATTTTAGATATTGATAAGAGTGAACAAAACTCTCTTGACTTCATTAACTTTGCTAAAGAACAAATGGAAGCGGGTGAAGACATTGTATTCGTTATGGATGGTGTTGATACTTGGCTTGACAGTTGTATTCTAAAGGTTAATCCTAATCCAAGAGTAGTTACAAAGATTATGCCATTTCAGTACGGTAATAGAAACAAGACTTT